TTGGAGATAATTTTTGTGATGAGAATTGTCCCCATATTGTCACTTATATAAAATTTCCTCCTCAAGGAATATGTTTAATTTCTGGAAAAATTCTTGAGCCCCATTCTAAAGAAAGAATTCCTCGTACGGAAAATTGTAAATATATGTGCGGTGAGCCCGTAGAGGAGAATTTCTGGAATCCTATGCGTGGAGATTGAGTATGTCTCGTGTAGCTGATTTAGTAAACAATATTCGCAATATCCCTGTCGGTGTTGGAAATCAAGAATCTCCTTTCTCAAATACTACTTATGAAGAATTAATAACCGCTCTTAAAGGAGTAGAAGTTACCCATTTTGAAATACTTCAAGATTTACTTGATGTTGTAATGGCTCATATTGCTGTTGGTTTATCCGTGTATATGGATGGTGGTGGTCCGGAAATATCTGAAAATTCCCTTCAATTAGAAGCTGGAAAGAATTTGATAGAGCTTGTAAGAAATATTTTAGAAGCCCAGGCCTTGATGGGGCAATCTTCTCTGTTTGCCTCACAAACATCTAAATAAGGAGGAAATATTATGTTGTCAGTTGTCAAACCTGTTATTGCGTGGATGCGTATTCCTGGAATTGGGAGAATACATGCACAAATAGATATTCCTGAAAATTGCTTTGATACTAATGGGAAAATTATTGTAGGTGATGCAATAGAATTTGTTGAGAGATGGATGACGGATATTTTAGGTCTTGAATATGGAGTGTGTAAAGATGAAAAAGGTATGCCTGTAGATATGGATTTAAATGAGGCCATATGTTCGGCAAAATCACTTATACGACAATTACAGTTGGTTTTTTAAATAAAAAAGATGTCTAAAAGATAGTTCATATTTTTAGTTTCTGAGATTAACCCTCCAATATACATTATGTAAGTATTGAAATCTTCTTAGATAATTGGCGATTCTCATACTTTTGAGAGGATTTTAAAATATATTGCAGTCCATAATAAGATGTTTTGTTAAGGAAATGAATTACGTATACGTACTTTCTTATAAAGGAATGAACTTCGTAACACGACGGACCACGTTTTTTTACTTTTTTTAAATAAAAATAGCTGATGAGTATATTGTGTGTATTGGGATTATTGTAGTGAGAATATAATGAAAGTATTCAATTTTAGGTAATTTGACTAAGCTTTCGAAAAATAACCATACTAGTATGGTTATTTTTCTCAAGCATTATAATAATTATTATATAATAATTATAATAGTAATTAAAACGCTAAATTTATAAGTTTTATTACAAATTTTAAAAGATTCATACTTAATAGATTTAACAAGTATTTTTTAAAAATTTTTGTACAGTTTTATCAATTGTTATTATATATTATTATATTACGTTATTCGATACTTTTTTTAGAATATTGAACAAAGAATTTCAATTATGAAAAAATTACTTTAGAAATTACAAATTAATTTGAATTATAATATAAATTGTATTTTTAAAAAATATCGTTTTTATACACTTTCGTAAAGGAACATAAATATGAATAATAAAAGATCAAATGTAGACGATATTGAAATACCAAATTGGTTAAGAGAATCTCTCTCTAAAAAAGCTCCTAGAGAACTTATGGATTCTGAAATAAAACGTCTTGAAAGTGACATTGATAACTTAGAAAAAGATTTAAATAAAGGCCATATTTGTGATAAAAAGGAGGTTATCAAAATGAATACTGTTTTGTCGCAGAAGAATCAGGAGGGTATTCAAAGAATGTATAAGTGGTTTGCGAGAGGTTTGGCGACTGCACTTCTTTTATTTATAGGAACCGGTATTGCTTTTGTATGGTCATTTGCCACTATGACGGCAAATGTTGAAGTAAATACTAAAGCTGTAGAAAAAATTGATAAACAACATGATCAACGTATGGAAGCTGTAATGAAACTTATTTCAAATTATTCAAGTTATTCAAATTCCCGATATTATTCAGAATATCTAGCTCCTCGTTCTTCTAAAAAAATGTTATCGGATAGAAAAGAAAGAAGTGTTAGTTCTGAAAATCCTTAAATTTTCGATTTCGTTCTAAAAGTCATTTGCGTATATTAAGAACATGGCAAAAGTAAAATTAATACCAAAATGCAAATTGTGTAAACTTTTTAAGCGAGATAAAACTCTATGGATAGAGCTTCATGAAAAAGTTTTGAAACATGGAATCACTCAGACAGCGACCATTGAATGGATTAATAGTCAGGTACATATAATCAATGCTCGGCGTGAGGATTCTAGTAATCATCTTGACATATTCAAAAGGGCTAATTTTTGCAATCATTTTAGAAATCATTTTTCTGTAATGGATCAAGTTGATGCTTTTCTAAACGATAAAGATACTTATAGTAATCCGATTCTGCATCCCGTATTGAGAAGAGAGCAGTTAGCATTGGGTCCTGTTGGCGAGGAAGTGCGGGATTTTAAGCGAACGGTCGTAATGGTCAAGGCTGCTGAAGATCGATTGCTTAAATATGAAGAAAGATTACATGCAAAGGAGTTGCAGGAATCTGAAAAAAAATTAGAAGATGCAGAACATATTTCTTTAAAGGAAATTCAGTTATTTCAAAAACTTATTAAAGAGTTGATGAATATGAAAAAGGAGCTTGCAGTTGTTCAGAACAAAGAAGCTGTTGCTGGAAAAGCAGTACGAGAGGCGCTTGAAGAATTATCTCGAATTATGTTAGACTCATTACAGGGAGCTTTAATTCAACAGAAAACGGAATTGTCGAGAGTATTACCTGGTTCAACTATTCCTGATGATATGAGTAAGCTTGTAAAAACTCAGATAGGAGAGGCTCTCAAAGATGAGATTCCTTTTGTGTTAAGCTCGATTTACAAGAGGTATACTATAAAATGAGCGAAATTCCAATTGTCAAAACGTTTGAAGTTGATCATATAGTCAGGGATATAAAAGGAATGCCTCTGGGTAGAATAATTTTAATTGACGATGATGTGTACGATGAGGGAGAGCCTATAAACGTGGCATTGTTGACAGTTCCTTTGTCAAAAACTAAAAAAGTTCAAGGTCTTACTTATTATGTGGATGGCCATCCTTACAGAATTCCTTTGGATTTATCTAATATTAAAACGAATCAGGTTGGAGATAAGCATTTAGTGAATAACTTTGTATTAAAGCCGGAAAAATCATGAACGATGATTTAAAATTTATTGATAGATTACGAAATCAAATTGATGAGGCGGTTGAGTCGGATGTTGGTAGCGGTTTAATTGGTCCTGAAGTTGATTATCTCAAGACTCCTGCGCCTAATATACTTGAATGGGGGTGGGGTGTGGATTATTGGAATGTGCCTTCTACTTACGACCATTCAAGACAATATCAAATTATGCGTGATGTTTTTTGCACTCGTTGTCCTATTTGCAATTCTATGAAGCTGGAAGATATTGATTGTTGGGGTAAGTCTAGGATTTATTTAGAGGCGGAAATTTTACTTATTTGGGATGAAGGCCTTCAAGATTTTGCATGTCCTAAATGCAGAAATACTCAGCGGGAATTGATTGAAAGTAATATGTTCGTACCTTACAATGAAGCAGTAATCATTGCAGGTATGCGCAGTGGAAAGAGTTATACGGGTGCGCATATAGGAGGTTATTTTGAGCATTTTTTATCGACCCGGGCGATGTTTGGCCAAGGTTATCTTCAGTCGATGTTTAAGCAAGAGAAAGCTGAATGGTTTGAGGTCACTTTTGCGGCTTCTACCGCCACTCAAGCGTCTCAGACTATTTATGCTAAATATAGAGGAATGCGTAAGAATTCTCCCTGGATACAGAGATACAGTGCCTGGGTGAGGGATTTTGAGAAAAACCAAACTAATCGTACAGATCCTTGGTCTTATAAAACAAATGACGATGCTGTATTGGATGGTTGGGCTCAAGTGCGTTATAACTTGATTGCATCTGATTCTGCCTGTATTGCTGGTAAAACACGAATGATGAGTTCAATCGACGAATGGGCTCGTCTGGCGGATACAGAAGGTACTCGATCTGCTAAGGAGCTTTATCGTGTGCTCAATCAGAGTTTGAAAACAATTCGTGCTGCTGTGGATTTGAATAATCTTCCTGCTTTTTTTGGAATAATGCTTAATGTGACTTCACCTATTGCTCAGGATGATCCGGCAATGGAAAGATTTAATATGTCAGAAGCCGGGGAGGGTATTCTTCCTCGTACATTTGGCTGGAAAGGTGCTACTTGGGAATTTAATCCTCAGTTGCCTCGACAAGTGTTTGATGATGAGTATGTTAAGGATTCTTTAGGCGCTGAGCGTGACTTTGGTGCAAATCCTCCAAATGCGGAATCTCCTTTCGTTGATGATCCTAAGCGATTTTGGAAAAGCATTGATCATGAACGTAGGCCTATAGCGGAATTTCGTGATATCCCTATGACTGACGAGACCGGTAAGCAATATATGGGAAAAGAGCTTATAGATTGCAGACTTAACCATACTTATGCGCAT